TTCAATGCGTTACCCCACGTTCCGGCGTTGGCCATTCCAGCGTTTCCAGCGACCGTAGCAGCTCCCATCGTGTTCGCGCCGATCTGGTTTGCAGCATTAGCGCCGGTCTGCCCGGTCTGACCAACCGAAGATTGACCAAGGCCCGCAAGGTTGGAAAGTTCCCCAAACTTAGTAGTCCGATTCTGCATGAAACGGTTATAGGCATTGGAATACTGCTGGTTTGCCATTCCCTGGTTATAGTCTGTCGCGCCCTTTATCTGGGCACCACTGAGAGAGTTACCCTTCATGGCCCCAACTCGCGCGAGAGCCTGGTTCCCCTGATCCAGCGCAAACTGATAGCCCGGATCTGTCTGGAAGTCCGCATTAGAAAAGTTGGACGAAAACTCGCCGCCAGGGGCAAGCCCAGCGGACATCTGGCCAACCGCTCCAGCGCCCGCAGTCCTCCAAGGCTCCTGATCAGCCCGGTTCTGATTATACATATCCCATTGGGTCTGATTCGCCTGATTCGCAGAATTAGCAGCAGAGGATGCCGCGTTAGAACTTGCATTAGCTGAAATTAGGCCGCCCACAATTGCGCCACCTGCAATCCATGCACCGACCATGCTCATAGGATCTCTCCTGTCAATTCAATTGATTCAAAATCGGGTGCTATTAGCCGTCGTTCCAGTTCGTCAATGTCTGTTATATTCAGCGGGTTGGGATGAATGGTGCTAAATAAGACATCCTCTTCCGCGAATAAAACACGTTTGGTCCCTGGCTTTGTTATGAATTGTGAAGGCGAGTTTAGAACTTCTTGACCATCTTCCGTGATGCACAATAGTTTACCAGCGAGGATAGTTGAAACATTTTGTTCACGGTGGATCTCAGTAACAATAATCGCCCCTTTGGGGTTGAAAATTGTCCTGATATAAAGACCGTCACAAAACTGGTGAGTAAGTGGCATCTTGGTTTGCGGAAACTTCAGTATTTCTAATTCAAGTCGGTTGATTCCATTCCTAATATCCAATCGGCTGGACCCGTTCTTAACCATTTCAAACAAAGACCCTAGAGCTTTTGTTATCTCTGCTGTCGCCAGTTCAGGAGTTCGGTACTCCACTAGAAAGTCATTCATGCGAACCCCGTAATAATGCCGTCCTTGATGGTGATCGTCTTGCCTACCAGGAGGGCAGTCGTAACGGTGCCCGTAAAGCCTGTTGAACCATCAGAAGAGATGAACCCTGCTACCGTGGTGGCTTTTACGGTGGTAGCCTCCAGGCCTCCAGTCATCGTGTCGCCCGCTTTATTAACCGGCGTGTAACCTAGCGCGGCCTGATAGAAGGCTGGAAGCTGGCCTCCAAGTTTGGCGCTATCAACGGCTTGGGCTGTTGCGTTTTGCTTTGCGTTCAGATCCTTTACCATCCCTTGGAACCAGATGGACCAAGAGGGCGGCATGGGCTGGATGGGTTCCCGGATCGGAGCGTCTTGAGTCATGAGGCACACGGCTGGGCATCGAGATCGGCCCCCATGATGGCTATGTCCACAGGATCAGTCACCGTGATCTCATAGACCCGGTTCCGAGACTGGCCAAGCATTCGCCAGATCACGCGGGCCTGAGTCTGTCCGATTCGGCCAAGTTGAGCCCATTTTTCGGACGACCAGGAGATCCCGCCATCATCCGAATAACGGAGCATGATGGTAGGCTGCTGGCCTTGATCCGTGCCGTCTGTCCCAACCCCGGTTCGACAGTCGAGTTGAAACTTGGAATGGATTAGCCGCTTGAGATTGTTCGACACGGGGGGGATTCGCCGACGACGTTGGATCACCTTCCCATCGTCGGTCCGGGTAGAGAACCCAAGCGAGTAGATTCGTCCATCCTCAAAGTCCCCCACTAGGTGCTTCCCGAAGGCCCAGACATGCGTTGCGGCCCTCCAGGGGCCTTGTGAACCGTCTGCCTTGGTGGAGGTCCACTCACTCCATGTCCCGAGCCCTACATCCAGGACCCAAGTTGTGTTTGCGCTCGGGAAAGATAGCACGTAGAAGGTGTGTCCCCTCATCTGGAACATGAAGCCGGTTGCATCAGAGATGGTTGAATAGCCCTGAATCGCTAGTTCAACACCATAGTTGGAAACCCGCGCCGCTTGGTACCCAACGGCCTTGTAAACCACACCATTGCCGTACTCGTCCTCACCTAGCCATACCAAGGTATCGCCGTCCTTGGCGGGGCTTAGGGCGGCGGCGCAGCCATGCTCGATAAGCGCTCCCTGCACATTGTCAAAAGCGAAGGATGGATCAGCGGTGTTCACATAGAACTGCGTCGTGCGCTCTCCAAACGCGACGATTTGATCTCGGTAAGGGAGCACTGTTACCGTTAGGTCTGGGCTTGCCTGGACTGGGGTAAAGTTCCGTGAGCCATAGGTAAGTCCATCGTATGTTTCGGATTGATATATTTGCTGAGAATTAGGACGGACTAATACGAAATAAGTATCAATATAGATAACCTTCTTGGACGAGTAGAACGCCGCTGCCGTGATCAACTGCATGACACCAGTGGCAAGGGTGACAATCCATCCATAGAGCCCATCAACCACGATCAACTCAATCCCATTGTCCGACATAGAAACCGCGCCGGTATCGGTTTTGAGCGTCCCGACCTTGGTGTTGGTGAAATCGGGCTTGACCTCATAGAGGCCATTCCCAGCCACCGCGAAGACCTGGCCAGTCGAAGACACACGCCAAAGGCCCCGTATTGGAGCCTGGGGGAGGGTAAGCGCTACGGTAAGGTCAGGGCGGCACACCAGGGCACCGATAGACCCGTCCTTGCCCGTTTGGAGTTCATCTGGCTCTAAAAATAGGTTAATCGTTCTCTGACAGTCCAATGGGACCGTAGACAGGGCGTAGGATGGTCCCACGACACCCTTAATCCGCATTATTTCTTACCGTACTTCTTCATGATGGCCTTATCTGCCTTCAGATCGGCCTTGGAGCCCTCTTTGATGCCCTTTTTCTTGTCCATCGCCTCATCGGCCTTCTTGGCAGCCTTGGGGGCGTTCTTGGGAATACCGATTTCCTTTTTCATCACTTCCCCTTCTTGAATCCCTTGAGGGTTTCAGCAAGTCGAGCACGTTTGCCCTCGACGCCGGGTTTCTTTGCCGCTGCTTCCAATTTCTTTTCCGGGATCTTCTCCCCTTTCTTGACGCCCAATTCCTTATGGAGTGCGCCGGGATGTTTGATGGCGCCTTGAATCCATTTCTTTACCATTAGTTCCTCCTATGGATCGACCACGTACCCTCTGGACTTCCGACCAATGCTTGATCCCACACCAGCTAGCGCAGAATCGACTGTTCGATAAGTGGGCTCCCAATTCTGGGACTTGATGTGCATCTTCGTGGCCTGAGCCAGAGAGATGGTTGCTGGGCTAGACTGAATTCCGTACCGTGGTCCCAGCCGGATTGATAGATTTTTTACGATGGCATCCTCGTATCCTTGAGGGAGCGTGACTGTATCGTTGACGCTTCCAAAGGCTGTAATCTGGCCCCAGACAGACATAATCAAGGGAATAGGTCCAGTCGGCACAGGATAGAAATGCAGACCATCTAGCGGGTAATTCCCATCCGCCCACACGTAGAGGGGAATCGTGCTGGGAACCGTTTGGTACGGCCCCTTGAGTGCAAGATCCCGCCATTGTTCATCGTTATAAATCTCAACAGGCAGTTCAACTCCATTCAAGATTACCGACACCAGGTTGATCTGTCCGGGTCGAACAGGGTATGGAGTGTTGAAAGTTCCACCCACTCCAATCGTGTAGTCCTGCTGGTTAGCAACCATCGCAAAAGTGCGACGATCCACCGTATAGATCATCAGATCATCGTTGGCCCATGAAGAGAGCATCCGGTTTAACTCACGAAGCGCAGAATTAGCGGCGCCAGCGTCAATAGCCTCAGACGGATCGAATACTCCCAATTCCAGGAGGGTATCAGTCAGCAAGTCTCGAACATGGGTTGCCATCTGTTATTCCTTTGCCTTGGGTTTGCGCCCAGGCTTGCCTCTTGGTTTCTTGGGGGCCACCACTGCGGTATCAATCTCTCCGGGGGCAGGGAAATCCCTTCTGTCGTCATACCACCCATCAGCGGCCTGTGAGACCTCCTGATCAGCGTTATAGACGATCATTGAGACACCGCTAGGA